CTCGATCCGAACGCGATCGCGCCGTATTCCTGGTATCTCGATGAGATCCGGCCCGAGCAAGGCGCGTTCGATCCCGACGAGCTCCCGGTGCTGTTTCAGACGATCGAACAGTTGACGGTGTACTGTAAGCGGCATAAGCTCCAAGTTCCCGTCGAGGAATACGGGAACCTCGAGATCGCCCGGCAGCATGTAATGCTCGCAAAAGAAGATCCAATGGCGTTCAAGAAAATCTTCGAGAAGTACCAGACGACGATGGCCGTTGATCGCGAACTTGAAGACCTTAACCAGGGCTTCGAGGGGATCGGAACTGCGGGGGCTGAAGTCGAAGTTGACCCGCTGACCGGCAAGACCACGGCGAAACCCAAAGCGGCGGCGGCGCCGAAGATCAAGAAAGCGCCGAAACAAGCCGGTAATGAAGATGAGGATGAGGAGGAGGATTCCATCCTATCGTGATGAAACCTGTCAGGATAGAAAAGCATAATGGGGTGGCTGTTCCGGTCGGAAAGACTCAATCGCTCGAAGATTTAGCGGCGAAGTCGATCGAAGCGAACGTACTCGAAGAGTACGAAGGCCCAGAGCTGCGGCTTCACGGCCGGAACAATCTTGATGCGGCGATCGCGACGCTTGTCGAAGATGCGGCGCGCGGGATGCCCGACGCAAGGAAAGAACTTCTCGACCGCGTAATGGGCAAACCGTTACAGCGCCAGGACATCCGCAGTCAAAACGTGACGCTTGTGGGCCTCTTAGATCAGATATCTGAAAGTGAAAACCCCGAAGAAGAAGAAGAAGAGAGGCTGACGTAATATATGGGCGCCCCTCCGGAACTTTCTACTCAGCGCCTTGGGACGTTTACGCGTCTTCGCGATGAGTTGCCCTTCTATTCCCGCTATTGTCTCAAAATCCGTGATAAAGCCGGTCAGCTTGTGCCGTTCATCTTCAATCGCGCGCAGTCATATCTCCATGCCAGGATAGAAGCCCAGAGAAAAAAGACGGGCCGCGTGCGCGTTGTCATTGTAAAAGGGCGACAGCAAGGCTGTTCGACGTATATCTCGGCCAGGTACTTCCATCGGTCTACGCTTCACTCCGGGACCAATGTCTTTATCCTCGCGCACATATCCGATTCCACTAGGCATATCTTCAAGATGGTAGGGGCATTTTACGATAACTGCCCCGAGCCAATGAAACCCTCGGTGAAAGTCTCGAACCAACGGAACCTCGAGTTTGAGGGCCTAGGCAGCGAGTATTCGGTCGGTACGGCCGGCAGTGCGGATGTCGGTAGATCTATGACGCTTCAGCTCTTTCATGGCTCTGAAGTGGCGTTCTGGCCCAATACAGACGAGCTGATGGGCGGTGTCATGCAGGGCGTAGCGGATCTACCTGGTACCGAGATCGTCTTTGAGTCTACCGCGAATGGTTTAGGCAATATGTTCCATTCTCTTGCGATCGCGGGACTGCGCCCCGATTCAGATTTCATTACCATTTTCATCCCCTGGTTCTGGCAAGACGAATACAAGTCGCCAACCCCTACCGGATTCTGCCCGACCGAAGAAGAATCAAAGCTCATGGACACCTATGGGCTATCGTCGGAGCAGATCTACTGGCGCCGGAAGAAGATAAATGATACCTTCGGAGGGAAACTCTGGGCGTTCATGCGGGAATACCCGTGCACGCTACAAGAAGCGTTTATTACTTCCGGCGAATCTTTACACTCAGGCGAGCTCATAGCCAAAGCCCGGCAAAACACTGTCCCCGATAATGCTGCGCCTCTGATCCTTGGAGTCGACCCGGCGCGCTCGGGTGACGATACCGCGCTATGCTGGCGGCGCGGACGCCAAGTCGTAAAGAAACGCGAGTACAATGATATGGACGAGATGAAACTTGTCGGTATCGTTGCGGCCGAACTTGATAAGGGCCAAGTTCAAATGACGTTCATCGATGTTGGCTTGGGGTATGGCACTATTGACCGGTTGCGTGAGCTCGGATATGGCCGGTGGATACGCGGCGTTCACTTTGGCGAGAGTGCTCTTGAGGCCGAGATATATCTCAATAAGCGTACCGAGATGTATGACGAAAGTCGTAAGTGGTTCGAAGACGGCGGGGCGAACATCCCGGATGAGGATGGATTCGCGACCGGTTTACTTTCGATCCCGCCGCTCAAGCAAACAGTCGGCCGTGGAGTGCTGGCGCTCCCTTCTAAAGACGAGATAAAAAAGGGTATGGGCGCGGAGCAAAAGCAGCTCCTGAACCAGACCGATGCGTTCGCGCTTACGTTCGCTTACCCGGTTGCCGCGAGTGCGGCCCATAATCGAGTTACGCGTGTTGACGCTCCGGTGATCCGCGTGAAAAGCCCGCTAGGAACGATAAAAAGATTCGCTAAAGGTCATAAAAGTGACGGCGGGTACTCAACGACTTTTAAATTATCTTAGACCGATGCCTTGACAAAGACTATTCTCTCAGGTATACTTTCACCCAAATAGGAGCGTACACCATGGGTGGCATAGGCGACTGGTTTAAAAGGGCTTTTACACCGTCAGATTCAGATAGCGAGAGTGGGGCGCAGTATAACCGGCGCTACAATGAATCTCAACGTCAAGCCGCCACTGCCGATATTGGAAATCTGACTGAAGACGAAGCAAAAAACGCGGCGTCGAGTCGCGCATTTCGTCTCGGAACATATTTTACATCACCGACGGGGGCGCTGAAAACGTCTCCTCGGCGTGGGGCGAAGCTCATCGGATCTTAATGCAGTAATCGTGAGACACAGAGGGGGAAATACTCAATGGCACAGGATGGATTCGGTTTAGCGTATCTGAATATCAGCGAGATCCCGTTAACTGCGACAGCCGCAGCTGCGGGCGATTTTATTGTTGTCATGCGTGCCAGTGGTTCGATGCAGAGAATGACTGTCACCAATTCTGGTTTTGGCGCTGGTGCAATCGGCCCGACCGGAGCAACTGGAGCGACTGGAGCGACTGGAGCGACAGGGCCTACTGGTCCGACTGGTCCGACTGGTCCAACTGGTCCGACTGGCGCGTAATTCTTGCGACCAATCCCCTCACGTGTTAGCTCGCCTTAATGAGCTAGGACGTGAGGGGCGCTACCTTTTTTTTGGGCAGCAAGAAAGGGCTAGGTTCCTATCGTGGCAAAGTCTATAGACTATCTCCTTAAAAAACGCGAAATGCTCGTTACTGAGCGTGCTCCCTGGGACAATCAGTTTGAAGTTCTCGCTGAATATGTCTATCAGAGAAAGGTGGGCTTTCAGTCTGAGACGGCTCCCGGCGCGTTTAAAAACGATGGATCTATAAACGATTCAACCGCGGCGCGCGCATTGCAAGCAATGACCTCCGCGCTTATGGGCTCTCTGTGGAAAACAGGGGGCCGTACTTTTCGATTGAACCAGCCTAAATATCTTCCCCAAAACCAAGCCAACAAAGAGTATTATGCTTCCCTAAATGAAGTCGTCTCGAAGTACATGGAGACTGAGAAGGCGGGATTCGAGCTCGCGTTCCAAGAGAACCTGGATGAAAGCGCGGCGTTTGGTACCGGCTCGGTAGGTGTCTTTCGGGGTGAATACGCTAACCCTTTGATTTTTAAATGCTGGTCTTTGCAGTCTCTTCGGCTTTCGCAGTCGACTGATGAGTTTGTCGACACCCTATATTTCGATGAGAAGCCGACGGTCGAGCAGCTTGTCAATACGTACGGTCTTGAGAATGTGAGCGAGGGCACTAAGAAAAAATATAACGAGGAGAAGAGCCAACTCGATCGGGTGCATATCTGTATCGCGATTGAGCCCCGGACGAAGGAGGATCAGAAAGATGCTCCGGAAGCGGGCAATAAGGCAATGCCGTTTGCGACGTACCATTTTGAAGTAGAGAATAAGCACATCCTCAAAGAGAGCGGATATACGGAGCTCCCGTCGAAACCGAGTAGGTGGTATCGCCTGGCCAATGAGATGTACGGCCGAAGTCCAGCGATGGACGCGCTTCCGGCTATCACGCAGATTAACGCACTCAAAGAGGCGTTTGTCGTGGGAGTTGAGAAGAAAGTCGAGCCCCCGCTGTTCGTAATGGATGATGGCAGTTTGGGGGCCGCTGCGGTTGATACCTCGGCCGGGGGCCTTTCAGTTTTCAATATGTCTGGGCGCATGACTGGCCAATCGCCTGTCGGGGTTATCTTCGATGTCGGTGAGCTTCAGAGTATAGTTGTGGCGATCGAGCAGCTACGCACCGAGATCATGCAGCACTTCTTGATCGATAAGCTCTATGACCTGAATAATAAGACGCGCATGACGCTTGGTGAAGCCGAGATCCGGTACGACATCCGTTCCGATGCGCTCTCTTCGGTCTACTCGCGCATATTTAACGAGCAGCTTACCCCGATCATTACGCGTTCGGTGAACATCCTTTTCGAGATGGGCATATTGGGCATTACAGAAGATGACGAAGCGAAAAGAAAAATACTGGAACAGAACGGCATTACCCCCATTGTTATCCCTCCAGAAATTCAAGAGGCGATTATAGCGGGGAAAAACCTTTATGATATCGAATACATTTCCCCGGCCGCGCAACTTTTACGTTCCTCAGAGAAAGCCGGCGTGAACGAGTTGATTAATGGAGTGCTCGCGCTTGGCGGGGCATATCCGGAGGCTTTCGAGTACCTGGATGTCGGGGAGGCCATTGAGGCTATTCGGGATCTGGGTGGGGCACCTTCGAAAATCCTAAAAGCCCGTGATGTTGCAGAGGCGAATATCCGGTCGAAACAAGAAGCCGAAGCTGCGGCGATGCAAGCGGAAAAAGCGAAGGCCGAATCCGAGGCCGCGAAGAACGTCGCCGGTGCGGGTAAAGATGTCGTGACGGCTTCACAAGGGCAGCCCGTATGAAGCAAAACGCTTTGAATAAAGAAAAGATCGAGATAGCTAAAAACAAGATGATCTCGGTGATTTCCCGGTTATCGTCCACCCAGGACGGCCGGGTTCTTTTGAATTATCTCTGTATCGAGACCGGCTTTGCGCTTCCTTCCACAGTCGTGACTACTACGGGAAAAGTCGATATTGAAGCGACTTTTTATAATAACGCGCGCCGAGACGTTTATCTTCGGCTTAGACAGTTTATGACACCGGAAGTCATAATGGCTGTTGAACTTCAGTTCAAACATGAAGAGGAGGTACCCAAAAATGCCGGATCCTAATGGCGGCGGTAATGCTGGTGGTGGAAGCGGTTCGTTTTTGATGGGCGGAGGCGCTGGTGGCGGCGCAACAGGAGCCGCGGGTGGCGGTGCCGGTGGCGGCGCGACTGGAGCGGCGGGTCCCGGTGCCGGTGGCGGCGCAACAGGGGCCGCGGGCGCAGGCAATCCCCCTTCGTTAACCTCGTTAATCCCTGAAGCCTACCGAGAAAAAGAGTGGGTCAAGCAGAACACCAAAGACCCCGAATCCTTTTTTAAATTCGTCGATAACCTGGACGCTACTATCGGAAAAAAGGGTGTTATCCTCCCGGGGGAAAAAGCTACCCCTGAAGAGATTACAGCTTTTCATTCCGCGATAGGCGTCCCGCCCAAGGCTGAAGACTACGAGTTTGTCAACATTGATGAGCTCAAAGACGCCAAGCGTATTCCGGAAACCGATGTGGCGGTGAAGAAGTTGATGCACGAAGTCGGCACTCCAAAACTTGCGGCGCAGAAGCTCCAGGCGGGCTTTGAGAGGCTGATGTTTGAGGAGCACAAGAAAGTTTTAGCGCAGAATAAAGCGCTCGACGACGCGTTTGATAAGACGACATCGAAAATCTTTGGCGACAAGAAAGATCAGGTTGTCGCGAACGCTAAAAAGCTCATGCAAGAGAACGCACCCTCGGAGGTTCTTGCGCTAGTCGATAATCTCGACAACAATGCGCTTATAGTGCTTACCGCGGCGCTCGATGGTATCGCGAGTAAGTATATTAAAGAGGATACTTTCCGCGGAGGACCGGGGGGCGGCACGTCGGGCGCAGACAGTTATGAAGCGCTTTCGGCCCAACAGCGTACGCTTATGCGCGATCCGGCGTTCTCTGATTACAAGCATATTGATCACCAGAAAGTCATGGATCAGAACACCGCTATCATGACGAAAATGCGCCAGGTTAAAAAATAATTTTGGTGGCGCTATTGACTTTTGTTTGTTTGTCAGGTATATTTACTGTGATATAGCGGGTAGCCCATTCGGGTCCACTATATTCGGGGGCACCTACCCATATGTGGTGCACCGGCGTCCGCTGTTGCGGGGAGCGCTATTCTCAAAAGATAGTGTTCTTCTTAAACAACGGAGGCTCAGATGGCCGCACCTATAGACAATGTACTGATAACCCAATTCAGCAACCTTCTCCATGTCGAAGCGCAGCAGACCAAGAGCCGCCTTATGGGTCGCTTTCCGTCTGTCCCTGTGACTGGCGACGAATGGTCGTACGACGGCACTGGTCAGGTGATCGCCAGAACCGCGAACGAGAGAAACCCCCGTATCAGCCCGGTCAACCCCGATTTCTCACGGCGCAGAATGTTGAGAGATCGTATCGTTGTCGAGCTCATCGTGGACAACCGGGATGTGCGTGGCATGTTCGAGAACCCGAGCTCCAAGCTCGTTCGCGACTGCATGTACGCGATCTACCGGAAAGCGGATGCGATCGGTATTTCCGCGCTCTTCGCCGATGTGGCGACTGGTCGTAGGTTTGACTCTACGGTTACATTCGCGGGTGGCGGTGGTCAGACCGTAAATGCGACCGCCGGTCTTACGTACGCGAAGCTCCTTGAGATCAGGGAGAACTTCCGTTCGAAAGAAGTCGGCACAGATATGCCTGAAGGGCTTATCCTGGGGCTTTCCGAACAGGAAGAGACGCAGCTCTTCAACATCACGCAGCTCACCTCCGGTGATTTCAGCCGCAATTACATCGTCGATAAGGGCCAGGTTGTTCAGGTCCTCGGCATGGACATTGTGTGCTTCGGAAGTGCGGTGGACAACCCGCAGTTAGCCGTGGCAGCCGCAGTTCGAGACTGTTTCTCGGCTTCGAGCCAGGGGCTGATCTACGGTATGTCGAAAGAGTTTTCCGTTAAGGTCATTCCGGACTACCCGGGCTACATCGAGAGCACCTACATCCAGGTCCTCGGTGAGATCGGTGCGGTCAGGACCGACGAAACTCGGATCCAGAAAGTTCCCACGACCGCTACGTAAGCGGCGTTAAAGATATACCCCTTCGCCGCTACGGCGGAGGGGTCTACCAAATAATTACGGAGGATTCGATCATGGCAGTCATTAACGGATATGTTTCAGAGGACACCAAGAATGTTTTCAACCGGGGCGGTGAGGTTGTCGTGATGGAAACGCAGTTTGAAGTCGCAGCTGCGGATACCGATGCTTCGATCTATCGTCTTTTCAAGGTCAACGGCAACATGATCCCGGTCCAGATCGAAATCAACTGTGATACCATCACAGGGGCTACCGATTACGATCTCGGGCTCTACGAGACGCTTGAGAACGGCGGCGCGGTGAAAGATGCCGACATCCTTATGGGTGGCGTGGACATCTCGGGTGGTAAGGCGATGGGCTCAGAGCAGAACGGTCTGTCTTCGCTCGCGATCGATGCTATCGGCGATCAGATCTTCTCGTTGGCCGGTGACGATCAGGCGGCACCTGAGATGGAGTACGACCTGGCGCTGACAGCCAATACTGTTGGTACTGGTTCGGGCACCGTAGCTGTGCGCGCGATATTCGTCAAGTCCGCGTA